ATGAAACTCATTCTCTTTATTAGCCTTCTGGGCCTCGTTCAATCCTCTGCTTTCGCCGCCACAGCCACCCAATTGTCGTGCTCAATGCGGGAAAATGTTGTCATATCACGGTTTAACCATGACCTTTCTACCATGAAGTGGGACGATCACTTTCTGGTTGCTTCAGGTGTGAAAAAATCCAAAACAAAAAATGATGTTCCCTTCCGCGTCACCAGCTTCCAAAACGGAGATGACCTGGTTTTCTTCCCTGAAAAACAACAGTACTTCATGTTTTATTCGGGAAACCCGAATCCAGATCGCTGCACAATCGAAAGCACGAAGACTTATCAGATAACCCAATTGCCTCGGTATGAAAAACCAGACACATAAGGTTCCCGGAAAGCGGGAGAAAATGCTTCCCGCTTTGGCCCCGGCTAAATCACGAATAACACTTTAAAACTCCTGAATAACTTGCTTCTATACTGGGTTTATTAATAGAGGCTGTATTCACACGTTTTCAATATTGCCGTGTGGAAAACAATAATTATTTTATTTAATAAAAAACAAAGTAACTGAAACACCATTTCATTTATTTGATCAAGTTATCTATTTCCAAACTGAAAATTAATTAGCATCGTTACCAGTCCGATGACTGATTTTTAATTCACAACATGGAAAGATTAAATGAAGAGTCTCTTTAAACTTAGTGCCTGCGCAACACTATTGATCTCTGTTTCTTCAAACGCGGTTACACTTGATTATCGTCACGAATATAAACCTGAGAGCGGCACCAATGCAGACAGGATTAAAATTGGTCACACTACCCAAGATGGTTATTTTGCGAGCGTAGAAGGGAGAGTCTCTGAAAAGACTGAAACTGACAGTGAAGGCTTCAAAAATGGTATTGAAAAGTACAGTGGCAGTGGCAGCGAATTTGAATTTGGTAAAAACTTTATTATTAATGAAAAACTTACGCTAGCACCAGCCATTAACCTAGATGTAGGCGACAGTTATATTGCTTACCGTGCTCAAATTAAAGCTAACTACCAAATAAATGATAACTGGCTGACAACACTGCGCTGGCGTCCGGGTATTGAAGTTAATGAGAACCAATCGGTTAAAAATAAAAACTACAACCAATTCAATTGGGAATTTGGTTACGCAAATGATCAATTCTCAATAATAGGCGATCTGGAATATCGTCTTACTAACTATGATGATTATGAAGGCGACCATAATTATTGGCTGTATAATGTTGTCGCCAGCTATAATATTGACAAGCACTGGAAGCCCTATACTGAAATTGGATATGTTCCTCGTTACAACGAAGACCATGAGAAAGACGAAATGGAAGTTCGTTATCGAATGGGTATCAAATACACCTTTTAATTCCAGATAATAAAAATCCCGCTAACGTGGCGGGATTTTTACTGCACGAACATGGAATGACTCTTACCCTTTGCTTTATCAGTGCTTGATATCACGCTTTTCCTGGCGGCAATCGGCATTACCAACCAGACCGTCACGGCACTCTTGCTTGGCTTGACGCCCATCCTGGCGTTCCTGCGCCTGCTCCGTTGCCAGAACGGGTAATGCAGTCATCAGGGTGGAGGCAGCAAGCAGCATTAATACATATTTTTTCATTGTAAATTCCTTAACGTGTTAAACCCCTAAAGTGGGTTAGCACACCATCATGGCGGGCCCAAATAATACACTTCAGTTGCTTTGCTCGTCGTGCCAGAAGAAATACAATTTTAAATTTACGTACCCATCCCTATGATTAATATTTTATATCGCGGGCTTTATCACGCCCTTCCTGTTTGTTCTGGCGGTGATCCTGTCGACAGTCGGCATTGCCGACAACACCTTGACGGCACTCCTGCTTGACGTTACGCGATGCCTCCCGTGTGCCCTGCCTTACATCACGGGCACCCTGCCGTTGCCTGGACTGCTCAGTTGCTTGCGAAGGTATAGCGGTGATAAGCGTTGAAGCAGCCAGCAGTATCAATGCATATTTATTCATAAATTATTCCTTGAATAGGCGAGCCGCGCCAGTTTGGCGTATCTAAATTATAGACTTTATGGTTGCAACTGCTTAAGCATGATCCAACTTTCATGGGCGGTATTTATGCAAGCAGTCCAGACGCAACGGCAAAAGCAAATTCGCCTGCTTATAATCAGGTATACCAACTGGGACAAGACGAAAAAAACTATGGGTTTGACGCCGATACAAGCACAAACTCTGGCTGATGAAATTTATAAAGTTAACGCTAATGTGACTCGTAGTACGGTAACGTTTATGAATCATAAAGAGCATAAAACACAGATAACACGAGATGAGCTGGGGGCAAACACTGGATGGTTTTAAAGATGTTAAATAATCGAATGCAAAATGGAATTGTTTAATCTGTATTAATTTATTACCGTTTTGCAGAAGTATTTTGCCAGGTTTGACAGAAGAGTTTTAGAAGGATAGTAATACAAACTGTTTTCCAGTCCAGATTTTAGGGCATGATTGAATCTGTCAGTCTGCTTTGAGCTGACTGTTAGATATGAATAAACCAGAGAACAAAGTTCGCAGATTAAATTTGAGAAAAACAGTCTTTTAGGAATTTTTTGGAAAGGTTTTTGATTAAATGTTGATAACCATTGAAATGCTAATAATAAAAAACGGGAGCACCGGGCTCCCGCTTTGAAATCAGCAGTATCGCTAACTACATATGTTCGATCATTGCGTCGCCAAACTCTGAACATTTCAGCAGCTTAGCGCCTTCCATCAGGCGTTCGAAATCGTAAGTTACGGTTTTGGCGTTAATCGCGCCTTCCATACCTTTAACAATTAAGTCAGCCGCTTCGAACCATTCCATATGACGGAGCATTAGATTAGCGGTTTGTAACTAACTCATTGATATAAAATGCAAAGAAGATAAATAACGATGAGGTTTTCACTAAAAAGGGCTTTATCTAACTTATTGTTATAGCGAACTATTACGATAGTTTTGGGGAATGATTTTCTATCTTATCCGGCGAATTACCCACCCAAATAATGGCGGTGGGTTCAACTCCCCCCAGCTCCACCACTTAGGATAGGACAGTGCAAGGACAACACCTTGATAAACATGATGTTACGGCCCCAGACCGGACACTGTCGAGACACAAACAGGACTAAAAAGGATACGCAAAAGATACGCGTCTCCCGGTCCTAACAGAAACCCGCCTTGCGCGGGTTTTTTGTTGCCTGCTGTCACATTACCGGCACATCGTCGAACTCTCCATTCCTGGCATCGTTCAGTATCCACATCACCACGCCAAACACTCCATCGTCCTCAAAATAGTCATCCATCTTAAATTTCTGCTCAGGCCAGTCGATGTCTTCAAGGTGAACATTTGGCAGAGTCTTGTAACGCAGCACACGAAACTCACTCTGTACTGTCGCAACCACTATCGAGCCATCACATGGACGCTTGCTGCTGCGGTAAGTAATGAAGAGTAGTTGCTGATCAAAGTGGCGCAACATGCTAAAGTTTTGGAAAAATCCCATGTTCATATGAAGAAATACGAAATGCTCTTGAGAGATGTATTGAAAAAAGAAAATAACAACCTTGATTTAATCAGAATAATTGCCGCATGCTTGGTTATTTATGGGCATGCTTACTTCATATCACCCCAGGCTGGGGCCGATGATTTTGTTAGGAGTCTAATTGGGTTTGATTATTCTGGCTCTATGGCTGTAAAGGTATTCTTTTTCATTAGCGGCTTAGTTGTGACAAATTCATATTTCAGGAAAAAAGATATCCATGACTTCATAATAAGTAGATTTTTCAGGATATGGCCCGCTTTGATTACCATAATCGTAATTAGCTATCTATACGCATTAATAGCAACAACTTTTTCAGCCAGTGAATTTATGGCGTCGTCAAATCCACTTGATTATTTAGTAGGTTCTTTTTTTCTAAAATTTACATGGTCATTTCCTGGCGTATTTTCTAACAACCCATCTAGTACTTTCAATGGTTCTTTGTGGTCAATTACGTATGAGGTTGGCTGTTATATCATATTAATGTCCATTGCTTCACTTTTTAAATTCAATAAACTAGCAATATCAATAATTTGTGCCATGGTGATTATTGATTCAGTTTATCAGCCACTTGGTGTTTTTAGAGAGTCAATTGGCAGAGTGGAGGTGAAATATCTTCCTGCGTGTTTTGCAATTGGTGTTATTTCATCCATTTACCAGGATAAAATTCAAGTAAATATAAAAAACCTATCTACAATAATATTAGTCACAATGATTTTAAACGCTCAGCTATCGTCTTTATATGAACTATCATTTTACATTGCAATAATGTATTCAATTTTATTTATATGTTCTAGAAAATGTTTCATTAAAATAAAACCAAAATACGATATTTCATACGGGATTTATCTTTACGGGTTTCCGATACAACAAATAATACACAATAATTTTAAAGATTACGGAATCTCCACAAATCAATTGTTATCAATCACCATATCAATTTGCGCCGGGTTGTTTAGCTGGATATTAATTGAAAAAAGATTCATGAATATTGCAAGTGAGATATCAAGAAAAATCACAATCAGAAATACAATGTAAAAGACCACCTTCTTAGAAGGTGGCTTTTGAGAATGCCCCCTGTAAGGGGGGCTAATGTCACACTCCGCTTACTACTCTAGCAATTCCATCTGCTGTTCATGCGTTTGTTCCGTTTTCTCCTGATGTCTCACATACTGTCTGATTATTTCTTCGTTTACCCCAACCGTATCGACAAAATAGCCTCGGGACCAAAAATGGTTGCCCCATAACTTCTTTCTTATGTGTGGGAAACGATTGTAGAGACTGATGGCACTACGGCCTTTAAGGTGCCCCATCAGGGTTGATATCGAGATCTTTGGCGGGACGATCACAACTAGATGTACATGATCTGGCTGAATATTTAACTCCAGTATCTCACAATCTTTTATTCCATAGAGAATATATATCGTTCTGTAAAGCTCCTTGCCCAGCTTGTCCTTTAGGATCCTGAAACGGTACTTTGGCGTCCAGACTATGTGGTATTTGCAACGCCAACATACATGTGATGAACTCCTGTAAAGCCCCATGTCGGTTTGTCTCCTTTTACTTGTGGTGAGTAGGTAGAGATATTCGGACATGGGCATTCTTCAGGCTATAGCCTTACAGGAACAATCACCACCTCCCTAGGAGGTGGTTTAGGGGTGACAATAAAATTTATAAAAGTCTACCGCCATGCGGCAGTGATTTATAGAATTCTTATAATTCCCTCAAGTGTAAAATCTCCACTTGCTAACCATCCGCTATCCCCTCCCTCTGCCGGGTCTTCAATTCTTATTAATGTATTATCTCCATCCCTTTCGTAGTTGGTTGGGTTCCCTGCCATTTGATTTTTAAATCCATTCATCAAAAGTGCAGTGGAGTTATGCGTATTAGAAGGAAGTGAGCTCTGGTAATATGTAATTGCCACTAATATTAGGTTATTATCTGACCATTTGATGTCCGTTGATATGTTTAGTGTATTAGAGCTTTGAGTATAAGCGGCACCAGTTGCGCCTATTGCCTTTCTTGGTATTCTCGGAATATAGCCTGATATATTAACAGGAAGTTTTGCTAGATTTGTTTGTGATGTGTTTATTGGTACACCATCAGCGCTGAATGTTTCACCATCAAATATAATAATCGAAGCGCTGTCAAAAAAAATTCTGGATGCAAGACTGTCTATAGTCCTGTATTTACCGAGATCATTATAACTTACAACCCTTGCAACAGAATTATTAAATTGAATTTTACTCCCTTGGATTGGATTGTAATCATATTGGACTGCTTGCCATATTTCGCATCGCCCTTTCAAGTTATTGAAATGCCCTTGATTTTCAACACCATACACCCATAATGGCTTCCCTATAAATACATCAAAATGGTCTACTGTTGTAAACTCAAAAAGGTTGTCGGCAAGCTGTTCGGCATACCAGCCAGTATTCTGATACCCATAAGTTATGATTTTAACCTGCACACCTTTTGTTACCCCCTCATAGGTACACTCAGTGTGTGATATATTCTGGCAATTTGGCACTGCCCCAGCGGTAGTTGGTATGATATCGTCATCAATTAACTCACCATACTTACGCTCGGCAATGGTAATCTTTTCGAATCGAACCTGATTACATTGATGGCGCAACTGGTACGCGCTTACATCTTCAAAACCAGATTTTACTCCACGGATGAGTATATTCTTAAAGAACGGATAAAAAGATAGCCTTGCATCCCATGCGATCCCACAGTCCTTAAATGTCAGGTCTTCCATTCCGCAACGCTCAGTAAAACAGTTTAGGTGAAATACTTTTGAGACGCCAGAGAACATGATTCCTTTTATTACGACCCCGCGCAACGGGGCTTGACCTATGGCTACTGCATCATCCAGCCCGTGATTAGTTACAATATTACCATTACTATCTTTATAGGCCGATTCAAATATCCAATCTGATGATGTAGATGTAATAGTGGCCCAATTACCAATTAAACGCACATCAGTTGTAAGTAATACCTTACCTTCAATCCTGTAATGACCGTCAATAATAACATTAGAACTTGTACCCCAATGATTAGCTGCGCGAGATTTAATAGCCTCATTTAAAGCAGAAGTAGCATCCCCGCCCTCTATCGCCCCCCACCCGCGTATATCACCAGTATCTCTCCATCTGGCAATCTGCAATTCAGGATATTTAGTTGCGCCTTCAGGGTCAGAAATTTCCCCTCTCAGCACAGTATCTCCAACACTTAGCCACTTCCCAGGGCCAATCCCCCCTGCTGAATCTGGGGTTGAATCAGCTGGAACAATCTTTCCGCCCGTTGGGAACGCGCCAGTCCATTTGTAATATGTATCATTGGCATCGTTTAGTAATGCCTCATTCAACTTGACAGTGGCTCCGGTTGTGAACGTGACTCCGGATAAAGTGATAATTCCGTAAGATGCTGCGGCCTCTGCAACCATGACTTCTAATCCAAACCAACTACGACGGCCAACGCCAAATCGGTCAAGCCATATTGCCTGGGTAAGACTGTTTAATGCAAAGTCCAAATTCTGGGCGTTATCGTAGAGATCTTTAGCTGCTGAAGAACCAAGAGGATTACCGGTGTTATAGGTGGTCATGCTGGCCTCATAAAAAGAAAAACCCGCCGAAGCGGGTTATTAAAATTGGTGGTTAAGTTCAGGATACATTTCCGGGGTACAGAGTATTGTCGTACTGGTAGAAGCTGTCCTTGTATTCTTTAGCCGTTACCTGACAAGTCCCGTCAGATTGTGGCGCTATCTCAGCAATAATTCCGTTATAACCGACCCGGGAAGAATCACAGAAGATCAGGCGTGGAGGCTCAATTGCACCGTCATCCATAATGATGCTGGCGAACTCAGGCTGCTCTGGAATAGATAATTCATAGTCGCCAACTTTGGTTGCAATAAGCAGTCCCGACGCCGAACCATCCTGATAACGAATGAGCGCTCGCGGATTGGAAAAAGACCAGTCAAGAGGTTCACTTACCGTGAAGATGGTTGCTCCCCCATCGATAACCATGTCCTCCACCAGCGTGCTGACTGTTTTACTTCCCGGGATATCATCCGTGAAGACAATGCGGTCACCAACGTTATAACAAAGTGCATCCATTTCTGTGGTAGTGGTATGGGTGAGCCGCTGCTGTAAGTACTTCATCAACCGGCGCATGCCAATCTGGTAGGCATGGTCACGATCAAGAACACCATCCAGTGTGTAATCTTCAATCTTCACTGGGGTTGGATTATCACTGGTTCGACACTGCACAGTTTCTTCAGCCCAGGTTGAACCGTTGATATATGTTACATCCACTCCGTCATAGTCATCGGAAGAAGGTGCAATGAACGCAGTCTGAAGCAGTTCTGTCGTCTCCTGCGGGCTGATGATGCCAGCCCATGGCTTAACTCCTTCACGCGCTACCGAAGCAAGACCATCCGAAAGAAGAAAATAGCTTTTCCCAGCGTTGGTTATTGTTTGCAGAATTTCCAGTGTTGATGTGCTGTCATTTGTTTCGAAATCGAAAAACTCATTATTTGGCGACCAGTATGTTTCTTCCAGTTCTTCAATTGCCTCTACATCCATATTCAGGCCAATAGAATGACCAACATGAAAGAGCGCTGCAGAAATAGTTCGCTGAATGCCGGAATCATATATTCTTGTGGCCACAATATTTACACGCCGATCCGACTGTGCTGCCAACTTCCCGCCTGTTTCTACTGTGATGCCCATGGTGGTAACACCTGGATATGAAGATGGACGAGTTAACAACCTCCCGCGCAGTGATTGCCAGTACATATTGTCACGGGAATTATCCTCGCCCTGTTCGTTCGTGCGACGGGTTCGCACTTCAACAAGCCCTGGCGCACCCAGTGTGACTCGTTCGGTGAAACCAAGGCCGTTGATATTTTTCATATCATAGATACCTGTTTTACTTGACCACCCAGAGCCCGAACCATAAACACGGTACTGAATCTCCCACTTAACCTGGCGATTCTTTTTACTGCCACTATCTTTGTAACCACAAATACCGCTCGGGAAGAAGAAATTCACCTCGAACATATCGCAGACTTCATTCTCAGGGCAGGAAAGAAAAGGCCCCATCCAGTTATCATTTTCATTCAAACCTGAGGCAGTAAAGTCAAGAACAGTACGTGGATTAAAACCCGGCCATGATGGGTCAACAACACCAGCTACCAGCCGTTGAAGCGTTGTCGAAGAACCATCAACCTCAACTATTTTATATTCACTACCTGAGTGAGAAATTGAAAGACGAATGAATCCTTCAGGGATCCCCGTGAATGCTGTTCCGGTGGCGCTGTCATACGCCAGAGTTATTGAGGCTGTGACCTCTTCATCACTTCCAGATGCATCTGCATGCGGGGTATATGAAGCAATGAAGAGTTCATAATCAGAGCTGTTGTACCAGAGTGATACAGGCATACCAACATAGGGGGAGATTTCACTCAGAACATCACTGGTAATAAGGCTGTATGCCCCTTCGTTTGTCACGACATACGAATCAGGTACGATAATTTCTACTGTCGCTCCGGCAACCCATGAATCAGGTAGGTCATTTGTCGCATCGTCGCCATCATCTGTACTTAGTCCATTAAACGTGATTGTTGGCCCAGAAACCGTCAGGGATTTTGCGACAACATCATCAGTATCCGGTGCTGTCTGAGCCATATCTAAACCCGATCCAGATGTCGTTCCGCCAACCTCAGTGGAGTTAAACCAGTTCTCGCTTCGTTCGTCACCAGACACGTTTGAATCTGGCAAATATGTAAGATATGAGAACCCCTCTTCAAGTGATGAAACGGGAGTGGAACCGACACGCATATCCCCTTCACCGAATGAAGATTTACCCACGCCAAGAGATACAAACATAAGAACTCTCATGATTGTTGGGTCGTCAGGGTCAAATCGGGTCACTGGTTGAACAACATAATCTGGATAAATACGACGGCGGCCGAAAAGCTCTCGAATTGGATCACCTAACTTTGCCTGGTTCGCTTTTGCCGGATTTATATCAAGTCGGTTTCCAGATCCTGATGAATACCCACCTACATCACCAACGCCGGGTGCAAAAAATAATGCGTACGCTACAGACGCAACGGCCACAGCCGCCGCAATCCATGCAATTGCTACGACAGAAAGACCATAAGGGATTGGGTATATTTGTATGTCACTTTCCGGCTTGATTGCATAATCGAACCAGGCGGTAGCAGGTATATTCACGCCATCGACTTCAATGACGATAGGGTGTTTCATATCAGCACGATAATTTTCTACATTCCGTTTCAGCCATTGATGGATGGTGATAGCACCATGCTGATGCGTTTCCAGAGGTTCACCAGGTAAGCGGGAGGGATAAATTTTTATCGTCACTTCCAGAACTCCACTTTAACAAAACGGCGCTTCAATCGACTGAGCGGAATAAATGAAACGTTTTTCCCTGGATTGCACTCTGCTACATGTAGCTGTCCGCTTATTTCCACAACAACACCGACATGGGTCACTGTTGAACCGGAATAACACGCCACTCCTGCACCGGCGCAGGGAGCACATTTTTGCAAAGACAACATTAACTGGCGCGCTTCTCTGTTTAGTCCTCCATCGTCTTTGGTAATACCGGCAAAGTCAGGCCACTCCGGTAAACCGAGATCACGCCTGATTTCATTAACAATGCCAAAACAGTCAAGTTCTGGATAAGCGCGTCCGCCCTTCAGCCAGGTGACTGAAAGGTATTTATCTGGATTAAACATAGTGGTGGGTCCTTAACTCATATAACGAAGCCCTGGGTAATATGGCAGTGTGTAGCGATATCTCGGCCACGCCGTATCCAGAACATTCATATAGCCGGCTGTGATTTGTGCCTGAGTTGCAGTCCAGTAGCCATTTTTAACCGCTAAGGTGTATGGAGCAGCAGCTGGAGCAGCGAGGTCAGTAGATACGTAATTACGGTACGTCAGCGTAGCGCCGGTAAGATTACCCAGAGCATTGCGAACGGCCGTAGAAACCACCCCGTCAATATTGTCGATCGCAAATTGAAGGTCTTGTGTTCCGTCACTGTTCCTGGCCGGAAGAGCAATATCTATTGCGGCGGCCTTGAACGTAACAACATCACCATTTTCGGTAGTGGCAGTTATATCCTCATACCCTTTGCACAGATAATGAATTTCAGGACCTATATTTATCTGCAGCGTTTCAATTATCACCTCTTCACCAGAAGAAGCATAAAGCCTGTTCAGGATAGTCATGCGCCGGGCCACTCCCTGTTCAGAGCAACATCTATAATGCTGCTATTGATAATGTAATCCGGGAATTCTGCCCAACCCGGTGCAAGTACTGGCCGTTCCCATAACTCAAGAACTGCGGTGTATCGCCAATAATTTCCACCTTCAATTGTCGGCCCTTCGTAGATATCAACAAAACGACAGACATATAAATCAGTAGTACCCAGCGGGGAACGCAGTGGCATGTTGAACCAATCTGCTCCATCGTGAATTGTATCCCGGTACCATGCTTCGAAAAGCTGCCCCTCTGGATCACTGAACGACCAGGAGACAGCCGCCTGAGTTGGCGTAGACGTATACAAGCGCCGCTGCCTTGCCCTTCCTGATACCAGGTCAGTCCTGAGTAGTGGACTTACCGGCTTTAGCCCATAGCCATCCTGTAATGGAATAGGCAAATAATCGGCTGGGTAGTTTATGCTGGTTTTCTTGCCCATTAGCCCGTTCTCCTGCCGGTGTTCCACCGTTGCATTGCTTTTGAAATATCACCTTTGCCAGTCGCCAGATCACTCGATGCCTGCCGGTACCCCATCTTTGCCCCATCTGCCGCTGCTTTCTTCATCATGGCAATCTGAGTATCAGAAGGGTCACCGTTTACGTTGAACTGGAACGTTGGCGCATATTCCTTGCCGCCCGTGGTTTGCTGATTTACTCGATTAAGCGTTTCATCAAGCTTTGCCGAGGTCTGAGAAGTAACAACACGCTCACCCTTTTGAAGTAACCATGTCCCCGTTTCTGGCACACTATCGATACCATCATGGGCCATACCTGCCAGTGCTGAAGCTCCGACGCCGGCAACTAATGGCATGGTTACAGCGGCGGCGGCCGCCATTGCGCCCGGTGCTAATGCAGGGCCAACAATGGGGATTGCAGCTGTGGAAGCGAACGCAGCTAATTGAGCCTGTAATGAGGTGGCCTGAGCATTAGCAATCAATGTTCCTGCCGCAGAAGCCTGAGTGGTTTTACCCACCAGCAATTGCACTGCCTGATAAACCAGCCATTGAGCGGCCATATCAGAAAGCGTCTTGATGATGGTTTCTCCGAGGTCGGAAAAGATATTACTGAAGAAATCACCCAGGCCTTCAGTGTCATGAATTAATGCCTGGATGTTTTCTGATATCGAAGATGTGGCGCCGCCGATTATTGAGGTCATGCTGTCAGCGGCGATCTGATAATAATCACTCGCGTTGTCAGCATAGTCATTGAGCGAATCCATGATGCCGTCTTGCCAGTCCCCCATCTGAGCATCTGACTTTTTGTAGTAATCCCTCTGAATCTCCAGCCGCTCATCTAAAGCCTGCTGCAGAGCATCCGTTTCCTGATCGTAAAGGGATTTACTGATGTCACCACTTTGATATTGCTTCTGAAGATCAGCCTGCTTGTCCAGGAATTCCCGCTGAATATCCAGCTCTTCCTTCATCCGCTGGCGTGCTTTATCACCCATGCCAGCGCCGACAAACTCAGCATCGTTTGAGGCTTTTGAGTTCTGATTCTGCTTGCGAAGGTTGGCAGTAAACTCAGCTAATTTTAGGTTATCCTCATTAGCTTTTTTTATGCTGGTAAGAGTATCTAGCTCAGTAGCAAGCTGCTTTAACCTTTCCTGCTCGGCGGCATTCAGGCCATTTAATTTACCGGTAGTAAGGTCAAAGTTAAGTTTCGCCAGTTCAGTAACATCTGCCGTTTTTTTACCTGTGGTATCAATGAGAGCTATTTGACGAAGATAGCTTTGCTCAGTCGACTTGAATGCACTTTCGAGTTTTTTGATATTGGCATCAGGAGTGACTTTTCCGTTTGTCCCGCCTGGAGGTAAAGCAAATGCACTTGATGTTCCTGTCGTCGCCGGTGCCAACGGCAATACAGGTTGCTTCTGCTTACTGAGTTTATCTCGCGTAGCAATGAGCGTATTGAGCTCTTCACTTAACGTTTTAACGCTATCGTCGCCACCCGATATCCATCCAAAAAATGATTTTTCCTTATCGTAGAAACCATCCCGTCCATCAAGGTTCTTTTTGAGATAATCAATTCTCTCGCTGATCTGGTCAATATTGGTGAGATCAACGTTCCCACCAAGTGCAGCCATACGGTTGCCAGTGTTAGCAGCCAGTTCTCCTGCTGACGCCGCAGCCTTAACCAGCCAGCCGGCTAACTGTGCAACCTCAGAAACAAGATTTGTGATCCCCTGTAGTATTTGAGGGTCAGTTAATACATCGCGCAACTGCCCAAGTGATGACTGGAGTGGGGAAAGGTCAACCTTAGCCAGGCCCGCCGCAATCTCCATTTTTAGCCCTTGAACCTGGGCTTCCATGTCTTCAAACAGGGCATTAACCTTTACCAGGTCGTCAATTGATTGCGGATCGGGTGCGATTCCGTAATCTTTCGCCAGGCTGATGAACTGTTCTAATTTTTTATTATTGTTGTCAAATAGCGGCAACAATTTGGACAGGTCATTACCAAGGCTTTCGAGAATTGTGGTTTTCTCGGCGTGGGTGCCAATTTTCCCCAAAGCTTCACTGATAGCCAACAGTTGTTTATCGACCGGTACTTTGGATAATTTCTCAGCCGACAGACCAAGGGCATTTAAAGCATCGACCGCTTCGCCCGACTTATTGAGTACCGCATCACCAATTTTATCGCCGATATCTTTGAAGATATCAGCCATCTGATCACCAGTTACCCCGGCTTTTTCAGCTGCAAACTGCCAGGCCAGTAAATCCTGAGTGGCAATATTTAAAGATTTTGCCCAGCGATCGGTTTCAGCAATTTGCTTCGAAGTAGATTTAAGCAACTGAAAACCAGCAGCACCTATTGCAGCACCAGCGGCAATAGCGGCGGCAGCTGTTCCGGCTATTGCCGTACTCGTGGTTTCAGCATCCTTCTGTACCTGCTTACCCCATTTTTCTGAGGCCCTTTCAGCCTGGTTCATTCCTGATATGAAGCCGCCAGTTTTAGCGATCAGGTCAATCGTCAGCGTGCCGAGTGATTTACCAGCCATGCTTATGTCCACTCCTGCATTGCCTGGTCCAGGGAAATGGCAGGCTCATTAATATGGGGGGTAAAATCAGTAACTTTGAAAGGTGGGGTGTCTTTTCCCCGATTGACGTTTGCCAGCACAGATGAAACGAGGCCAGCAGCCCACTCCGTGCGCATCATTGGATTAAGGCTTCCATACTTCTGCCTGTACAGCACCCAGTCACGGTACTCGGTTATACTGATGCGCTCTTTTGCCTCGGCTACTGTTCGCCCGCCTATCCCGTTAAGTACTAGTTCGCACCAGAACTCGTCGTCTGCGCTGAGCTCGCCTTTCCCATACTGTTAACTTCCTGAATGGCTACCAGGAGAGCAACTGTCAGGCTACCGTCAAGAGCACCGCGTTCCGGATCCGCTTCACCAGTAATATCGGCTATCGTGAATACCTGCTTGCCATCTTCATCACAAATGGAAGCTGCAATGCGACCGGCCACACCATCAACTTTCCCTGTGATCGCCAACACTTCACTAGTCGCTGTGTGATATCCCATTGGCCGGACATACGTAGTTGCTTTGTGCTCGGTACCGTCCTGGGCTTTCCAGTTAATTTCTTTCTCAACCGGGCGCCCGGTAAATGCGCCTGTCTGCTTAAGTGAGTTCAAAGTCAGTTTCATTGCATATTCTCAATTGGCGGGGTTTCCCCCGCTGGTGATTAGCTGGTTGGTTGAGCTTTACGAACCCATTGCCCCTGGCCATTACGCTGAATGGTTGCGGAAGTCTGGACTACCGTATTAGCTTGGAAATCAAACGGGAAATCTGACACATACCCTTTAAATAAATACCAGGTTCTGTCATCAGGAAGCACAAGCCCATCGACTGCGTCAGGATTTAAGCCAGTTGCATCGTATGTTGGAACTGAGTCACCATCGGCCCAACCGATAGCAAAAACCAAGTCTTGCTGATCGTTACTCTCTGCAAGGTCGCTGAGCATTACATGACTATCATTTGCTGGGTCAGCATTGAGAGTTGCTGTTGCCTGCCCTGGGGTGCGAAGCCCCTTTTTATAACTACGAGTGTTTCGCTCGCTTAAACATGTGTCCTCAATTTGATCTGCTGGACTACTACCAGGTGAGAATGAAGTAATACATTCAACTTCACTGACCACGTTGTTATTGACTACAAAAAGCTGCGTGCCTTGAGTCACTACTGACATAATTATCTCCGGACATAAAAAAACCGGCTCAAGGCCGGTTATGAAAGGTTTCGTTATCTGCTGACTATCCAGTCAACATCGAAAGAATATCGGTATCGTTTCGTTTCAGGATCGCGCTTCTGATCACCCCATCGCGTGATGTAAGCTTTCCCTTCAATCGCATCTCGCAACGCGCGCGCCACATTCATCGACTGAATTGGAGTGTCACCATAGATATCAACTTGCAGCGAATACTTATCCGCGTCAGGACGCTGATTAAGATAATTTTCAGGCCCACCACCGGGAATATTCTGCCAGACAGCATAGGGATAAACCTTTACGTCATCCTGAAGACCAAATGGGTAGAGACGAACTGGGGAATCGCCAAGCAAACTTTTAACCGCTGCATCTGCAGAGCAAACGGCGAATATCGGGGGGATCACGGTTTCACTCCTTTTTTCTGTGCTCGCTTAATGGCCCGGTCGATACCGATTTCATATTCATTAGCAAAGGTGTTGAATGTTTCGTTCATCCTGGATGTGGCCGCGGCGCGAACAAGTGGTTTGGAGGCCATGTTCTCGGTACCGAACTCGAGCAAGCGCCAGTGCGGGGTCGGGGCGTCTTTGCCCAAGCTGGGTTTCTTCTTCAGTACGGCGCCCTGGAGTATCCCGATACGAAATGCGAGATCTCCGGTTTGCTTGAATACCTTCCCGTTCCAGCGCTGAGCTGCGTTATCGGCGATGCTTCGAGCCGTATGTGTGTCATCAAGCCGTAGTGCGTTATTCTTTATCTGAGTGACAATGATATTCCCGGCCTTACGCAACGCTGCTCGACCACTTTTCCTTTTCAGGTCATCACCTATTTCGGCAAGCTTACCCAGTAAAGAATCAAGACCATCGAGCTTAACTTCCACACCATCAGCCATCGTTTACACCCTCTGAACAAGGAAGTGTCAGATACTCCAACCCGCTATCCGGATCCGGGAGCACCGCCTCGATGTTATAAATCCTCCCCCTGAACAGGATGCGATTTTTGTCGCTTATGTCTGTCCGGTAGCGAATTTTAATGCGGGATATGATTTGGTTCTGATATGCCTGTGCCGCGACAAAGTCACGGGCCGACACGGCGGTAACTTCGGCCCAGACTGGTTTCACATCTACCCAGGAATCAATCATCGCACCAGTAATCTGGTCCTGAACCTTCACAGTTTCCTGCAGCATAATGCGATGCCGTAACGGTCCAGCTTTCATAATTACCGCCTGATAGTTTTTTGGCTTAGATATTGAGGCCGGGTATCATTCAATTCGGTAACCTCTACATCATCGCGATCTTCACTAAGTACTTGAACAATTACGGAGCATAACGCTTCGTTTGATTCAGCCAGGCGGCTTATTGCTGCTGTTTGTTTCTCCATCGCCAACGCCTGTTTGTTCATTGCCTCGATTAGCTGATTTACCAGTTGTTCGTTCATATGCAATTTTCACCCACTTTTTTAACCATGCCTTTCGGCGTTCACAACCTGCACATGCCATAAAGACTCCTAAATAATTGTTGTCCGGCGTAGATCATAAATAAGCATCGTTACCGCGTAGGGTAGCTCTCCCTGCTTCAATTTCTCCTCTTCCTCCCCGCCGCGATTGCGGTCCAAGTAACCAAGCAGAACCAGCAACGCCGTTTGCATCCGTGTTAGCGGTTCACCTTCGATAAGATCACCATTTTCGGTGACAACTTTATCGCGGCTACCCTGGATATAAGCCAACAGCGCAGCGCTGCCGCCCTGAATTTTTAATGTCAGATCGGAATCGCCGTAATCCTCATCAATGCGCAAATGCATCTTCGCTTCATCAAGCGTTACGAGTTCAATCACGTTTTATCTCTCCCGTCCCGGCCGCGCTTGGTCGCCAACGTCCAGCCTTTTGAACCATTTTCGCCTGGCTTATCAGCGGACTCTTCATCGCAGTGCCACATTGATCCGCCCCAGGTAACCGTATCGCCTGGTTTGTAAACCTCACCAGATTTGAATGCACCGCGATAAATCAACGTTGGCATGGAGAAAGATTTAATCTCTGTTGCACCGCTGGCGCGCGTAACGGTAACGGTGAAGTTCCGCTCGTCGGTGTTGACGATATCAATACCCGCAACGCCATCGACCAGACATTCCCAGCCACGCATGCCGTGGGTTTTTTCGTAAGCGCGCCACAGGCCGCCTGAATGGGTTGCATAGCTGCCTCGCGGGTAGCTTTTCTCTTCGTCAATGAAGGGTGAAACTTCTAGTTGAAGAGCGTCGCGTCCATGTTCGCCATCAATCGCGGGCTCAGGTGCTGGCAGCGCTGCAATAGCGTCACTCACCATCACAGCAATATCTGGGAGTTCCGGTGCAGAAGGTGCTGGAATATCTGCAACAGCCTCTTTCACCAGTTTCTCAAGCATTGGCCTAACGTCTTCAGGCATGATGCTTTTTGCTGGCTCAGGTGCTGGCAGCGCTGCAACAGCGTCACTTACCATCGTAGGTATATCTGGCATGGCTGGAAGCTCAGGAACCTGCACAAGGGCAGCGGCCTCACGCGCCAGCGCTGAAACGTCAGGTTCTGAAGCTTCTTTCAACTCATCAACAGACTTGCTCAACGAAGAAAACTTTTCCTCAAAAGCTTTCAGCTGATCTTCTAGTTGCTTTGCAAAATCCATTTTAAGACCTGAAAGCACAGTGCTGAATTCTTCAGTGATCGCCTTTAATATTTCAATTTCGCGTTCATTCATTTGGCAATCATCCCTCTAATCATGGCCTTCATTGCAATCACCTCAGAATCAGAAAGAGCTTTGGATGCTGGTTCATCTGGTTGCACAGTTGGTTGAGATGACGATGTACTGAAGGGGTTATCCGATGCATCACGCCGGGCTAACGCTGGCAGGCTGTAATTCTGCTGTTGAAGATAAAGCGCATCACCGCCTTCAACGGGTGGAAGATTCTCTTTTTTGCGAGCTTCATTTGGTGTCAGGATGGTATTTTTCACCCCTTCACCAAGGGTTTTCATCCTGCGCTCGCTGTCCATGCGCAAAAGAGAACTGATATCCAGTTCAACTTGTTTCCTGACATCAAGCTCGAATGCCTCATTAAGCAATAGCTCAATAGATTCGATAAGTACCTGAAGGCATTGCGAATAATACTGTTGCTCAAGGGCTTCGATGTTGTCATATGAGGGCGTGTCGCCAACGCCAACTTTGTAGGCTGGAACATGAAAAGCAGAGCACACCATTTCAGCGGACAATTTTTGCTGTTCAACCGTATCAGCATCAACGGCTGACATGGTAATTGGCTTGTATTCTGCCCCACCAGACAACAACCCCGTCTTACCGGCATTATCTCCGGTATATCCGGTATCCCAGTTATTTTTGATTTCTTTGGCCTTCTCAGCATCGATGGCGCCAGGGATAGTAATTACCCCGCTCGGCTTGCCGCCGTTCTTGAAGAAGAATGCAGAGCTTTCCAGAATATGTTTGCCCTGCATTGCGGCCATTCCGCATGCGTAAATTGGAGAAACACCAATCAAAGGATGGAAAAGGCAGTTGAAACGATCGTGAATAATTTCACGCGCTGGCACAGTAACCTGTGCAGGTAGGCCGCTAATGTTATCCGGGTTTATTTGATAGAAAACAGAACCATCATCAGCAACTAATGGGACAACTTTTTCCGGATCAAGAATTCTCAGCTCAGTAATAACACCAGAGTTGTTCCTAATTTTCATCACGTAGGTATTACCATGACAAAGCTTTGAATTAATCCAGGTTTCTTGAAACTGAATTCGGTTTTGGAACTGGTTTGGTTTATTGAAAAGGGTGTCTATTTTCGAATCTTGTGTTTCTTTCCATACCCCGTTTGAGTCTTTAGCTTTCAGGCCAGGAGGCATCTTTGATATATCACTGGCAATAAGTGATATGCAGGAGAACACGGCGTAATACGATAATACTGTCGGGTTACTGATCTCCATGTTCCGTTGCCATGCCCCGGAAGATGGTTCTCTCACGAAAGAGAATATCGACGTCCAGCCGCGAGATGATGGTTGCTGTAGCGACTTATCTTTTCGCTTCAAAAAATTCCACATCATCCAGTCCCCGTTTTATTTTTTTTATTTTTACTACCCGGCCCACAAGTACGGCGGCCGGTAATAAATTCAGCCTTACCAAGCAGAACCAGTACCTTCGCGCACTGGTCATTCACGGTTTTTTCATCGCCAGGCAATGAGTCATGCGTTCGCTGAAGGTATTTGATCCTTGCCATAAAAATGGCGGGGTTCTCCCCCGCCCTCCGTTTTAGCTGGTTGCACCAGTGCTGTAATCGACACCAGAGATAACAGCCACTGCTGCTTCGCGGCGGCGTTTCCAGTTAATCCAGCGCTCTGCACGAATAGCTACGCTGTTGGTTTGGAACATTGAAACCAGCTCAACCGCTGTCGGCGTAGTACTGTCGTGGGTTGGAGCGCTCTGCATTTCCAGAGATGCTTCGCGGGACATATCTACCGCAACGCCACCATCATCTGCCAGGTAAATATCTGGAGCATTCACCAGAACCAGCTGATTACCTACATACTGAGAAACAATCACAGGCAATCCCTGGAATGTTCCGCCCAGCATTGTCATATCCGGATATTCTTTCTGGCCAAGTGCATTCTTACGCATAGATAGCGTCAGAGCGGTAGTGCTGGACATTAACCAGACGGCACCGTTCGGCTGAAGGTTGTTCGTGATGAACGTACCAAATGCGGCAGAGGCATCAGCATCCGGATCACCAGTTGATGGGATTGCAGTAATACCGTTTGTGATTGAAGCAGGTGATACATCAGCCACTGCGGCTTTAGCCGGATCAATGAAGTCGGTATCAAGACGTGCAATAACAGCTTCAGCTAATGCGTTGCGCACCAAAGCATCGGCAGAAGGGTTGGAGAAACGAATCAACTCTTCTGTCAGCACCGCGATGGATGCAACTTTTGAGAAGCCAAAAGTAATTGTCGCAAAGTCGAATTTAGTCAGCGGCTTGGCTTTACCCTGGCCTACCCAGTTTGCCGAACCGCCAGATGTTTGGGCAGGAATACGCACATTGAATGGCACCTGGCGTAGCGAAGGAATATTGCCCTGACCAAAGCGACCAATAATGGTCTGAGGTCGCAAAAACTCAACAAAGTCCTGAGCATAGTCCTGATATTCAACCAATGCGCCAGCCCAGGTTGGGTCTGTTGTCGTACCAGCACTTACCGCAGCCTTTAAAACATGATGAAGCTTGGTGTCATCTGGATACTGATTTTTTGCAATCTGCAAGGCTTCAGAGCGACTACCGTTACCAGCGGCCAGAGATTTGGCGAATCGGGCAAAGGCAATACCTTTTTCCAATTTTTGCTCAACGCGAATAATAGCCGGGGCATTATTAACAATAGCAACTTCACCTGCTGCAGCTTTAGCTACAGGCTTGGCAGTCGCTGCCATATTGTTTTCCATGTCACGCAGTCGTTTTAAGTGCTCGTCTACGGATTTCACTTCGGAAGAAACGTTGTCGTATTGCTCCGTTTCTTCGAGATCAAGGGTGCGACCTTCATCAGCTGCTTTGCTCATGACGTCATTCAGTGATGCTGCCAGCGCTGCACGCTTAGCTTCAAAGCTTTTAATCTGCTCTGCGATATTCATATTTTTTCCTTTATTTTCGGTAGATTTTTTTGCTGTAGCGCCAGCAGATGGAGTTGCTATAACTACCTGTTTCTCATTACCTGACGCGGCGAGTAACTGGCGGTCAAAAGATTTAACGGTCTGGATGGAACACTCTGCATTTGCCGGGATTGTCACCGCCGACACTTCGAGAAGATCCCATTTCAGGAAACGGACGCCACCTTCATCCAGATAGGAATACTCCTTGGGAAGGAAGCCAATAGATAAGCCACGAACTAAGCCTGCCTTGATTGATGCCCAGGCTTCATCGAGCCGAGCGGCAAGTTGCGATGGCATATCAGGTGTTGGTTTTGCCAACTTAGCAGTGATTTGCATCCCCTCTTTAACCATCTTGGGGGTACAGGTCCCGATAGGCTGAGAGCGGTCGTGCTGCCATAAAAATGGAGTATCACTTCGGTAGGTCGCCCCACCTGACTCCAGAATGTCACCGTCTCGATCGGGTGAAGGTGTGGAGGCAATGCCGGTAATAATCCGTTCATCCTCGTTAACCGACTTCACCGTCATGAGGGTGCAGGCGCGTTTAAACGTCATTGACTGCCTCCAGAAACGAAAAAACCCGCCGAAGCGGGTCATTAACTGACGTGTATGTCATATGAAAAATACCTGGTAATCTTGTTTCTTCGCTTCCGGGTTCAGCGCCATCAGCGATACGGCGTTAAACAAGGCCATGAGGGGGTCAATTTTTCCCTTCCCGCTGGCCTGTTTGGTTATCAGGATGGCGTTGCCTTTTGGTTCAACGCGAGCATTCCCAACGCACCAGGCCATCATTGGCTGACCGGCGTGAATTAGCACACCCTCGGCCAGTTTCCGCTCGGTCGTTTTGATAGAACCACCCAGGCGCCAGCCCTGGCTGATACCGACCACGCTTTCAGCCGGTATCTCTACCTCGGTCAGCGCATCCAGAATCGAACCAACCCCAGAGGGGTCAATGCCAATCTTGTCGAGCAATTCGGCTTCGTGGATGCGGCCCACCAGCTCAGCCAGTTGGTCAGTATCTTCGCCGACAAATTCAACGATGGTGAGATCACCTTCTTTCTGGAAACCAAGAAGGCGGGATGCTTCACTTTTTCGGCGCTCAAGTACAATTTTATGGGCCCAGGCATGGCACCAGCACAACCACTCGCGGGTGTTTTTGTCCCGACCAATGGCAGAAAACCCAAGTAAGTCGTCCAGTCCACCGCCGTCTATACCGACAGTGATGACTTCAGCGCGGTTGAGTAAATCTTCAAATGTTACCGACTGGGCCTGTTGCTCCCAGAAATCAACACCTGCCCAGCGGTCACTCCGCAGGTTAAGCCCGATCTCAATATTGAGGTGTTTCGCCAGGAACTGTTGCAGCGTGCCGTCTGTTTTGGACTGGTTCTTACGCAACTGGTCTTCAAGCCATTCCGCACTGACAGAACGGCCCATATTTGGGTTCGTGATATAGAAGTTTTCAGGAAGAAGATATTTTTTATTTTCGACCATCGATTCCGGGAATTCGTAAAGAATTCCCAGGGTTTTTCTGTCAGGTATTTTTCCGTCTCTGACGTCTCGCCAGTACTGAAGTTTCTCTTTGAATACCCCGGCTGGCGGTTCGTCGCTTTGGGTCGTCAGGAAGATAACCCAGCCTTCTTCTCGGGATACCTGCCCACCGAGCGCTTCCATAAACATGGCCTCAGCATTTTGCCGCTTGCCGAACAGCCAGAGTTCGTCAACAAGAATGCGTCCGGCTTTTTTACCGGAAACCGTATCCGTATCAGCGGCCACAACCTTCAAGGTATTTCGGGTGACTCGATGGGTGATCGTCCTGATATGGTCCTGAATCTGGAACATATCCGATAATTCTTCGTCGGCACGTATCATCCCTGCTGCCGGTTTGAAGCTGTTATCCGCAACCTCTTTTGTGGGTGCGAGGATGAGATGCTCTTCGTCTTCACGCCAACACAAGATTACCGCCGTCAGCATGATTCCGGCTGCGATGGTCGATTTAGTGTTCTTCTTACTGATCAGCAGGCCATATTCACGAATAAGCTGCTTCCCGGTTTCGGCATCGTAACCGCCAAATATGGCTTTCACAAAATCGAACACCCATTGTTCAGAGCACTCGCCAAAAGTCGGCTTGCCTGGCAAATCTGAAACACGAAGCTCTTTAAATATGCCCAGAGCATATTCAGCCTGATCGGCAAATATCGGAGCTGGGATAATCGAAGCCCTTTCGACCAGGCGCTTCTCCCACTCGAGGCAGGCCGTGGTCCATTCAGCCATGGATTACCCCTTGTTGTTTACGACAAGCTTTGGCGGTGCCATCGCTCCAAATTTGCTGGCGCCAGCTGCTACTTTTGCAGCGGCATTTCGCGCATCTTTTTTACCACCCTCGCCTTTCTTAGGATGGATGTAAGGCAGCATGGCTTTGGCAGCGTCTTTTCTGACATCTGTTTCTTCAGTGAGATCGTTCATCACCGACTTTAAAAACTCGAGGGGATCTTCGAACTTACCACTCAGATTGTTAACAACCGGAGGTGGTGTTTTTGGCTCATACACTGGCACTTCAACAGCGGACTCCGAATCACGCTTTTTGTTCATAAACGCAATGACATCCGGGTCTTTAGCCAGCTGCGAACCCTTGGAACGCGCGGATTTCTCAGAATACCCAGCCTTTACGGCGGCGGCGGCCTGAGTTGATCCGGACATCAGCGCGATAGCAAACTTGCGCTTCTGCCCTGTTAACATGTTTACACCCTCCAAAAGGGGATTTTTTCTGTGCGTGAGAGGGGGCGCGGTGTCCAGCCCGATCGGGGTTTACTTTTGTTGATACCCCCCCGGCATTGGTGATAATTGTTATCATTCACGATAAAATGATTTCAAATGCAACTATCACCGACGCGCACTTGATATTGATTCTCATTTGAATTAGATCGCGATGACTCCATCACTTCCGATGGGTTCGGGCGCCTTGCATCGTAGCGCCACCTCGTCAGGCTGGCCGGTTGCAGCCTCCCTGGCTGACTTCCCATCATGGCACTCGGTGCAGAGCGTCCAGAGATTTCTTTCATCGTTGGTACCGCCGAACTGCAGCGCCACACGGTGATCAAGTTGGCTGTCATACAGGTCAACTACTCGTTTGCACATGCAGCAATGACCACCATCGCGCTTGTAAATCCTGCGCTTCATCCCAACCCTTGCACTTCCACTAATGCGGCGTTGCTCGCTATAGGCTGGCTTAATGCGCCGGGTTTCTATCACTTTAAGTCTGGGTTGTAGCGTTGTTAGCTTTGCCATTTAACCTCCAGGCCTTGCGTCTTTCGAGGCGTGGCATGTTGTCTTTAGGTTTCTCCGCCAGCATGCCATCAGCATGATCAACAAGGGAGTAGCACGGGTACAGAACCGGGCCGCCGTAAGCATCGCCGACTGCATAGTCAGCCGCTTTGCTATGGCTCCATCGGGTTAGTACTTTAGGGAGATGCTGTGGCGGCACGCTGTAGCAGACGCCATGTATCAGCCGAGGGATCGTGATGTAGTCCGTTCGGTTCTTGTCAGACAGCACCAATTTGGTAGCTATCTCGAGCTGATACTGCGGTGGGCGACCGGTCCCCAGATAAAAACTGATAAGGGTATCGGGGAATCTGGATAGCCATTCGTTGGCCAACTCAGCAAAGCCACTGACGGGGATCGCATCATCTTCCAGCACTACAACGCGAACATCCTGCTCTTCTGCCCAGACTAAAGCGCGACGATGATTCCAGTTCGCGCCGTGATCTGCCTCATCAATAAGAAGGTGAGCATTAAGCAAAGCTGCAAGGCTGGTAGCCATTTCACGCCGTGAGTGATGGCCAACCACAACAAACTTTATTTGTGTTTCCACCAGGCGTACTCCTTGCCGATCCCATCAGTCTTGAAGACTGTATGGATTTTCGGACCGGTAACTATTCGGTCGCCAAATGATTTAGCCACAATACCGAACGCTGCCATATCGACCTTTGTCTGAGGTGCTTTCTCAGTGCCCCAGAAGCGATGGCTTTCGATATCACCATTAGGCAAACTGTCTGATCAGCTTTTCCACCTTGCCGGTGCGCAGATCTTCCTGGTGATCCGCCGCGAAGAGAAAGTAATCCCAAGCGCCGTTATCAAAGATGAGCTGGCAGAGAAGATTTCTAAACTTGAATCTGATCAGGGCCGCAGCCTCAAGAAAACAGAGAAAGACTCACTGCGTGATGAAGTTCTTCACTCTCTGTTACCCCGCGCCTTTAGCCGTAATTCATCAACAAAAATCTGGATCGACAACAGCAAGGGCCTGGTCATTGTTGATACTGGTAGTTCTAAGCGCGCCGAAGATGCCCTTGCCCTGCTCCGCAAAACTATTGGTTCACTACCAGTGGTTCCGTTAACGATGGAATCACCAATAGAACTGTCCATGACTGAATGGGTACGCAGTGGTGATATGCCAGCTGGTTTCACCATGCGTGATGAAGCGGAATTGAAAGCCGTTCTGGAAGGTGGCGGCGTGGCGCGTGTAACCAATCAGGATTTGGTGAGCGACGAAGTGGCCACACACATTGGAGCCGGCAAAGTGGTAACCCGACTGGCCTTAGACTGGCAGGAACGAGTGACTTTCACCCTTGATGATTGCATGGTGATCAAGAAAGTGAAGTTCTCTGATTCTTTGCTCGACCAGAACGACGATATCGACCGTGAAGATATTGCTCAGCGATTCGATGCCGACTTTATTCTGTTTACTGGCGAGTTCTCGCACCTTATTACGAGCCTGACTGCTGCCCTCGGCGGCGAAGCACAGCGATAAACAATTAATTGCGAAAGCCCATGCTCAATGGGTTGGGCTTTCTACACCCAAAATTCACCGCCAGTGCAGTGGCGCTCTTATTTAGTGGAGATCTTAATGCAACGTTTAACCGATATGTCCACCAGCGAACTGATTCAATTCGCTGGCCAGCATTCAGCCAGCATCAAAGAAGTGGGTATCTATTCAGAACTGATGAAAGAACTCACTACCCGTCTTGGTGCTAATACAACTGCTGTTACCCAGGCACTTAAAGAACGTGACGAAGCGCGGTTGGAACTATCCAGCGCCCAGCTCACTATCAGCCAGATAACGAAAGTTATGGGCACCAGCGACACGCTGAGTATTTCCGAGCAGGTCTCAACGCTTAACCAGCAGGTAGTTAACTTGGCAACGGAGAATGCATCGCTAAAGTCGAACCTGATGTTCTGGGATGCTGATAATCCTGAACTGCCCTATGACAGCCCAGAGGAAATCGCCAGCGAGTGCGAGCTTAATTACAACGAGGAGTTAGTTGTCCAGGTGGCAGCCAAGCTTCCAAATCGAACCTATCGGGTCTGCGAAAGCTGGGAGACCGATTGCAAGCTAGAGCTTGTTGAAGGCGCAGAGCTGCAAACACCAGCCACCGACGCCGCCATTGCAAACATTCAGGCGCAGGGCGTGGATATGTTCATCGCACATATTGACTACCCGCACAGCCCGGTGGATTTCACGCATGGATATGTTGATGAGCTTGCAAAAGCATTCGCCTCGCAACTGCGCAAGGAGTCCAATCATGACTAACCCAGCATACGAAGCCACTAACAGTGATGTGGAGAAGCTGAAGCCTGGAAAATACGCAATCCTCTACCGTGATAACTGGGATGGCGAAGGCGATGTTTACCACTGCCTGGCCGACCTTGATATGGACGGGAGATGGTTGAGTGAAGAAACCGGAAAGCAGTTGCTTGAATACGTTGGTGACGAAATTCTGAAGGCGTGGCCGCTGGATGATGGTGCTGACATCCAGACACTGATAGCGGCGCTGGAGCAGGCGAAGTTACGGGGCGATGAGTGGAAGGAGAAATGCCGTGAGGCTGTCGAGCATGGCGCTAATCGCATCGCAGAACTGGAAGCCACCTCCACTATGCGTGAACCTTCCGCACTATGCGTTAAGCCGTTATGCGTGAAGCTGCCTGATGAATTTGCTCGCATTGCTGAAAACCTTCGTACCCAGGACAACCGCGTCACTTCCGATCCGATGTTCTGCGTATTTCAGAAGCGCGAAATCGTTACTGACGAAGATTACGACTATGACCGCATTGTATGGATTGATGAAGATGGTAACGAAGCCACTACGCATCAAAGAAGGCGTCTTGAACTGCTTCATGAAAACAGCCGTGAAGCACCAGAGAAATGGCGGCGTATAGCTGTGAAGGAAATCAACGATTTCGTTACCTGCTGCTTCACCGAGCAGGGCTGCAAAGACTACCTGGCATGCAACGGCCACAACCTGCGATTACCGTTTATTTATGTGAAATCGGGCTTCAGGAACGCTGAGTATCAAACCATGCGCAACTGGTTGATGGCGGTCGGAACTGTTGAAGGGAGTGAGTGAGATGCTTAAGGGACAGCTAATCAGCAGCCAGCGCTACCTTGACCGGACAAAGGTTATAGATAAAGCATCACGCTTTAAGCGGTTCATCGTATGCGTTTACCCAATAGTTTTGCGTGGTAAGCAATACACGATCCTTATGGACGGCCATCACAATTACGCCGCGGCGAAACTGGCTGGTGTGAATCCGGATTATCGGCCTATTGGGAAAAAGGCCATGAAAATAATCGGAACATTAAGCGAGCGTGAGCGTGAAGCATTTTTCATTAACAACATTACCGATTCACATTACTACCTGGTTGAAACAGGTGATGTAGTTGAAGAACTTGTGATGCCGGATACAGGCTGCAAATTTCAGGTTCACGTTAATAATCGCTGGGTTCTGGGGAGTGAGTGACATGGCAATCACCAAAAAACAACGCGCAGAGCTGCGAATGAAATTTGGTGGCCGGTGCGCGTATTGCGGCTGTCAGTTGCCCGAAAAGGGCTGGCATGCAGACCATGTTGAGGCTGCTTTACGTAAATGGGAATTTGGTGAACGCCAGGCAAACGGTACTCGAAAAATCATATATAGCGGGGATCATTGGCGGCCAGAGAATGACGTGCTGGAAAACATGTTTCCCGCGTGCGCGCCATGCAATCTTTTTAAAGCCACGCTGACAGTTGAAGTTTTTCGTGAGCAGATAGCGGCGCAAGCCGATCGCGCCAGGCTGTACAGCGTTAACTTCCGCACCGCAGAGAGATTCGGTTTAGTGGAAGTAATCGTGAAGCCAGTAATTTTCTGGTTCGAACAGTACCAATCGGAGGTTATATGACCACCAATCTCATGGGATTAGAGCAGACGCTGAGTGATGAGCGGCTGGCCAAGTTGGCGGCAGAAGACGATTTATACAACTACCCACCAACACAAGAAGAACTAAACGGAATGGCGCGTGAGTTGCTGGCGTACCGGAAGGAGAGCAGTGAGCCGGTGGCTGATGTTGTTGCGTGGAACAAGCCGGGCGAAGAAAGAAAGTGTGATATTCGCTGGCGGCGTTTTGATATAGCGCCGGGCCCATTGTTTACAGCCCCACCACTCCAGCTTGTGCCTACTGGCTGGAAACTGGTTCCAGTTGAGCCAACAGAGAATATGGTAGTTGAAGGTTTTGAATCTGAGCCTGATTCTTTCTTTAGTGATTCGGATGAGTGGGCGAAGTATGAAGCGATGAGCGGATGTGAGCAGGCTGCGCATAAAGCCAGGCTATGCTGGGCTGCCATGATTGCAACTTCACCAAGTGTCACAAATGAACCATAACCACCAATTCACACGAAAATAAGCTCATATGTGAGCCATTACGCCCGTAAAGGTTTATACATGAGCTATTTCGATTAAATTTCACAACTAAAGACCATATATGACCCTAATTAATAATATTTTACTCATCAGTACCGATATTTAATCATTTCAGCCCGGGTGCAGCCGGGTGTTGCGGAGGACTTATGGCACGAATGATCCCTTTACTCGAATGGGCTAAAGAAGAATTTGGCGAGCAGGCGCCCAGTGAGCGAATTTTGAAGAAGTTCGCCAAGGGGAAAATGATTGCTCCACCAGCAATAAAAGTTGGTCACTGCTGGATGGTAGATCGTGAAGCCCGGTTTGTGGGTGTAGCCGCACCACATCAGGTTCCTGCTAACGCCAACCCAAGACTTTTACGGATTATTGCCGATGGCTGCTAGACCGAGAACTCATAAAGTTACTATCCCTAATTTGTACTGCAAACTCGACAAACGTACTGGTCGGATTTACTGGCAGTATAAACATCCAACATCAGGAAAGTTTCATAGCCTAGGTACTGATGAAGAAGAGGCAAAGCAAATAGCGAATGAAGCTAATACCATCATTGCCGAACAAAGAACACGGCAGATCCTGAGCATAAATGAGCGTGTTGCCAAAATTAAAGGGGATAGAACAAGTATCACTGTCACTGAATGGCTGGATAAATATCTAAAAATTCAGGAAGAGAGAGTGAGTCTTAATGAACTTCGACCAAATTCATATAAGCAAAAAATTAAACCGGTAAGGCTTTTCAGGGAGCATTCAGGAATGCAATACCTAAAAAACATTACCGCACTGGATATTGCTGAAATTACGGATAATGTGAAATCTGAAGGTCACAACAGAATGGCCCAGATTGTACGGATGGTAATGGTAGATGTTTTCAAAGAGGCTCAGCACGCGGGGCATGTGCCACCAGGATATAACCCGGCACAGGCAACCAGGCAACCTAGAAATAGAGTCACACGCCAGCGTCTTTCCTTTGAAGAATGGCAGGCGATATTTAAACAAGCAGAAAACCATCCTCCTTATTTAATTAGTGGGATGCTACTTGCTTTAGTAACTGGTCAACGTATTGGCGATATCACGAATATGAAATTTAGCGATATCTGGGACGACATGCTGCATGTAACACAGGAAAAAACTGGCAGCCGTGTAGCGATCCCTTTAAGCATCAAATGTGAAAAGATAAATATGACATTACGAGAAGTCATTGCTGTTTGCCGTGATGCGGTTGTCAGTAAATACCTGGTGCATTTTCGTCACTCTACTTCAATGGCAACTCGTGGGGATCGCGTATCAGCCAGTTCGCTAACAACGACGTTTAAAAAGGCCAGGGAAAAATGCGGATTAACCTGGGAAGACGGTACTGCCCCAACCTTCCACGAACAACGATCTTTAGCGGAAAGGGTATACCGGGACCAGGGTATCGATACACAACGACTACTTGGCCACAGAACAAGAAAAATGACCGATAAATATAATGATGACCGAGGTAAAGAATGGGCAATAGTTGAGGTCAAAACGGGTTAA